TCATTCATATAATGGACATGCTAAGAAAGACGAAGCATATAGAAATAATATGACTAACTTTGGTATATTAATGGAAATTAATGGTATTGAAGATCCATTCAAATGGTCACGTGATGTAGTTTCTAAATTACAATTTAATGGAACTGGTTTATATTATAGTCCATCTCGTCAACCATCAACAACATCTGAGGGTAATGGAGTAACATCATATCAAATTGAATTTTTAGATGGAGTAAGAGAGGTAATGGGTGGTTATTTTCAATATGTAGAAGATTTTATTGAGGATATGAAAAAAGTATTCCCAACATTGGGTGATGATTGGGGAATGTATATTCCTGAGGTAAAATATTTGTCACCTGAGGTAAAAGTAAACTATGAGGATCTTAGTTTGATCGATTATCCTAACGTACATTTCGTAGGAGATGCTTTAAGCGCACGTGGGATTACAGTTTCCGGAGCACAAGCAATTTATGTAGTAGAAAGTTTTATAAAATAATATGAAGATAGGATTTACAGGAACCGTTTCAGTTGGTAAAACAACTTTGGTTAAAGCATTAAAGGAATTACCTGAGTTTAAAGATTATACGTTTGCAACAGAGCGTTCAAAATACCTACGTGATTTAGGTATTCCATTAAATACTGATTCAACCATTAAAGGTCAAATAGTATTTTTAGCTGAACGTTCTAGTGAATTAATGTGTGAAAATGTTATAACTGATCGCACAGTAGTGGATGTAATGGCGTTTACTAATTTAGCTAAATCGATTCCATATTTTATAGGTGATGATTTTGAGCAATTAGCTTCATATTTGATTCGCGAATATGATTATATATTCTATATATCTCCTGAGGGTGTAGAATTGGAGGATAATGGTGTTCGTACTATAGATGCAAAGTATAGAATGAAAGTTGATAGAGAAATTCAAAAGATTATCAATACATATAAACCTAAAATTAAAAATTATGCTGAATTATCGGGTACAACCGAGGAGAGAATACAGAAAATTAAACAAGTAATGTCCCTCTAATATTTATTAATAAACCATAAAATGAAACAAACTCGTTTACTTGAAATCATACGTGAAGAAATTGCTAGTGCTTTAAGAGAAGGTGAAGCTGAAGATAGAGCTGCTAAAGCAGCTGCAATTAAAGCTATTGATGCAAAACAAAAAGCATTAGATGCTAAAGAAAGAGATATTATGAAAGGTGGAGCTCTTGAAGAAGAAGAAGAACTCAATGAAATCCCAGATTTTGGTGGTCAATTGGATCAAGGAGTAGCAACAAAATATGGTGAAGAAGATACTTTACAAAATGCAGTTGATGCTATTGTTGGTGAAACTCTTGCAGATATGGGTGTTACGCTTGAAGATCTTAAAAAAGATGAAGCTAAAGCAACTGAAGCTCTTACTAGTATTAGAGAAAAAGTTTTAGGAGCTAAAAGAAAAGGAATTTCTCAAGATCCTAGAGTTGTAAAAGCTCTTGACAAACAACAGGATGTTGAAGTTGATAAATTTGGGGCTATTAGTGGAAAAGATTTACAAGCTAATCAAACAAACAATGCTATTAAAAAAGCTTTAGGTCTTGTTGCTCCTGATAAACGTGGTAAAAAAGCTGATCCAAACAAACCAGAAAAAGCACCTTCGACAGGCAAAAAAGGAAGACCAGCCGGTGAACCTAAAGCAAAAGTAGCTACTCGTACAGCTAAAGATGATGGATTTGATAATGTATCTTATTCTGATGAAGATGAAGAAGTAGCAGCAGCTACAAAAGCAATTAGTGGTGATGAAACGGCTAAAGATTTAGGAAAAATAGCCTACTCTAAAAAATTAACTCCCGAAGAAGAAACCCAATATGAAACAGCATTAAAAGGTATTAAAGCTAAAATAAAAAGAATTGAAGATGGTGAAGAAAAACCTGATGATAGAACACTTCTTAAAAAAGCCTACCAAAACTCAGAAATACAAAGACTTTTTAAAGCTAAAGGATCAAGTTTAAATGATATTTTAAAAGGTATAATTGGATAAAAGTGAAAGATAAAACATTTCAACTAAAGTTATCCCATCTTATCATAGGTGGGATAATTTTATTGTTAGTCATATTTCTTGTTAAATGTAACCCAACACATGACATTCCAAACAACTACGATAAACAAAAACGTGAAATAGATAGTCTTGGAAATATTATCAATGGGTTAAAAGAGGATCAAATTAAATTAAACGAAAGTTTAACAGCACAATATGCTAAAGTTGATTCATTAAATAAAGAAATTACTATTACAGAAAAAGAGCTAACTAAAACACGTGCATATTATGGCAACAAAATTAAAGACATTACTAGTTCTTCTCCTGCTGAGCTTAACGAGTTTTTCACAGAAAGATACTAGTAAAATTTGTTTCCCTTATTCTACAGCTAAAAAAATAGCAATAGACTTAGTTAAGGGTGATTCAGCTATTGCTGAATTAAAAGTAGTTAATAAACTAGTTTGGCAGTTAAACGAAAAAATTGATACACAAGATAGTATCATCAAATTATATGTAGTAAAAGAGGAAAACTACATTTCCCAAATTTCCAATTACGATAAAATACTTGTAAAAAAAGATGAAATCATTACCGGATTAGAAGGTGATGTTGCTACTTTGGCTCGTAAAAATAATCGCTTAAAAAAAGGAATTAAATGGTTAGGTGGAGGATTCGTGGCTTCCATACTTACTATTCTTACATTGGTGGTAATTAAATAAATGGAAGAAAGAAGTTTAAAACAGGTAATCCGAGAGGAATATATAAAGTGTGCCCAATCACCGGCTTACTTTATGAAAAAATACTGTTACATCCAGCATCCAAAACGCGGACGTATTCAGTTTAACCTGTACCCGTTTCAGGAAAAGGTTTTAACATTATTTCAAGAAAATCCTTACTCAATTGTATTAAAATCAAGACAGTTAGGTATCTCAACATTAGCAGCAGGTTATTCACTTTGGCTAATGCTATTTCATGAAGATAAAAACGTGCTATGTATCGCAACTAAACAGGAAACCGCTAAAAACATGGTTACCAAAGTTAAGTTTATGTACAATAGCTTACCTTCATGGTTAAAAGAAAAAGATAAACCCGCCGAGGAAAGTAAATTAACCTTACGTTTAAATAACGGTTCACAAATTAAAGCCACTTCAGCATCAAGTGATGCAGGTCGTTCAGAAGCCGTTACTTTACTGATAATTGATGAGGCTGCCTTCATTCATAGTATTGGTGAGATTTGGGCATCAGCTCAACAAACCTTAGCTACGGGAGGGGGCTGTATAGCATTATCTACACCTTATGGTACAGGTAACTGGTTCCATCAAACATGGGTTAATGCAGAAATGGGTGAGAATAGTTTCTTACCAATTAGATTACCTTGGCAAGTTCACCCTGAACGAGATCAAACATGGAGAGATCAACAAGATAAAGATTTAGGTGTAAGAATGGCAGCACAAGAGTGTGACTGTGACTTTACCACCTCTGGTGATACAGTATTCCAACCAGAAGATATTGTATTTTATGAACAATTCCACGTTAGAGAACCTTTAGAAAAACGTGGTACCGATCAAAACCTATGGATATGGGAACCAGCAGATTACTCAAGAAACTATTTAATTGTAGCTGATGTTGCTCGTGGTGATGGTAGAGATTATTCCGCATTCCATATTTTTGATGTAGAGACATTTACTCAAGTTGGTGAATTTAAAGGTCAATTAAATACAAAAGACTATGGTCATCTATTAGTTAGTGTTGCAACTGAATATAATAATGCTTTATTAGCGGTTGAAAACTCAAGTATTGGATGGTCAACAGTACAAACAATATTAGATAGAGGTTACCAAAACTTCTATTATTCACCAAAAGGTGGAGCAAATAATGTAGATTCTTTCTTTGATCCATATATGGACACAAGTAAAATGACACCTGGATTCACTATGTCTACAGGTACTCGTCCTATAGCAATTGGTAAATTCCAAGAAGCTGTTATGGATAAAGGAGTTGTTTTTTACTCTGCTCGATTATTAGAGGAAATGAAAGTATTTATATGGAGAAACGGTAGAGCAGAAGCACAATCAGGTTACAATGATGATTTAACTATGGCGTTTGCTATTGGTTGTTATTTACGTGATACCGCTTTTAAATTAAGACAAAGTAATATGGATATGACTAAAAGCATGCTTAATGGAATTGCTTCAAATTCCTCAAAATACTCCGGTGGATATTCAACTGGAGTTTCGTATGCTGATAAGTATAATAATAACCCATACAATATAGATAACCCTTACTCAAATGGTCAAGAAGATATTTCTTGGCTTTTATAAAACAAAACATGGCAAATACAGGACTATTTAGTAGATTACAAAGATTATTTTCAACAGATGTAATTATCCGAAACGAAGGAGGATCACAATTGAAAGTAATGGATATCAACAAAATCCAAGTTTCGGGTGAATATGAGACAAATGCACTTGTAGATAGATTTAATCGTATCTATACAAATTCACATACCTCAATTTATGGATATCAAAGTAGTTTCAATTATCAAACATTAAGACCTACCCTATACTCAGAATATGATGCAATGGATACAGATGCTATTGTTGCTTCTGCTTTAGATATTATATCTGATGAAAGTACATTACGTAATGATATGGGTGAGGTACTTCAAATCCGTAGCTCGGATGAGGATGTACAACAAATTCTATATAATTTATTCTATGATGTATTAAACATTGAATTTAATTTATGGCCTTGGATTCGTAATATGTTGAAATATGGTGATTTTTTCTTAAAATTAGAAATTGCTGAAAAATTCGGTGTATATAATGTAATTCCTTACAATGCATTCCATATCGAAAGACAAGATGGATATGATGCAGACCACCCAAATTCAGTAAGATTTAGATTTGACCCGGATGGTATTTCATCTCCTTCTGATTATGGTTACTATAATGTACCAAATTCAGGTGGACAAGCTAATTCAATTTACTTTGACAACTATGAAATGTCTCACTTCCGTTTATTAACGGATACTAACTTCTTACCTTATGGTAGATCTTATTTGGAACCGGGACGTAAATTGTTTAAACAATATACAATGATGGAGGATGCGATGTTGATTCACAGAATCGTTCGTGCGCCTGAAAAACGTATATTCTATATTAACGTTGGTAATATTGCACCTGCTGAAGTAGAAAACTTTATGCAGAAAACAATTTCCAAAATGAAACGTACTCCATACATTGATCAACAAACAGGTGATTATAACTTGAAGTACAACATGCAAAACTTACTTGAGGATTTCTATATTCCGGTTCGTGGCAATGATCAAGCAACTAAAATTGATAATTTAGGTGGTTTACAATATGATGGAATCCAGGATGTTGAATACTTAAGAGATAAATTATTTGCTGCCCTTAAAGTGCCTAAAGCATTTATGGGTTATGAAAAAGATTTAACAGGTAAAGCAACATTAGCAGCGGAAGATATTCGATTTGCACGTACAATTGAACGTATCCAACGAATTGTGGTATCTGAGTTGACTAAAATTGCTTTGGTTCACTTGTACGCTCAAGGGTATACAGATGAGTCATTAACAAACTTTGAATTATCTTTAACTACTCCATCAATCATCTACGATCAAGAAAGAATTGCGTTGATGAAAGAAAAAGTTGATTTAGCTGCTCAAATGATGGAAAATAAGTTACTTCCAACTGATTGGATTTATGAGAACTTATTCCACTTGAGTGAAGATCAATATGATGAATATAGAAACTTGCTTGCTGAAGATGCTAAACGTAAATTCCGTATGGCTCAAATTGAGAACGAAGGTAATGATCCACTTGAAACAGGTAAATCATATGGTACACCACATGACTTGGCTGCTCTATATGGTAGAGGTAGATATGATGCTGGAGATGTACCTGTTGGATACGGTGAAGATGAAGAACTAGGAAGACCTGAAGAAAAAGTAACTAATAGAAATACTCAAGATAATGCTTTAGGTAAAGATAGAATTGGCGCTTCGGGAATGAAAAAAGATGGAGATGAATCAGATTCAACAAAACCTAAATTCCAAGGTGGATCACCATTAGCATTAGAGACAAAAACTAAACGAAATAAAAACACTAAAGTTTTTAATGATATCAAAAATCAACACAAACAAATGATCTTTGAATCAGATATTAGAGGGAATTCATTATTAGATGAATCACAAATACGAGAGTAAGGAAATTTCATATATTTATAAATAAACAAATATAACAGAATGCAAGTCAAACATTCAAAGTATAAGAATACTGGTATCCTTTTCGAATTATTAATTCGACAAATCACCACAGATACATTAGATGGTAAGGATTCTCCGGCTAAAGATATACTAAAAAAATATTTCGTTAAAACGGAATTGGGTCGTGAGTACAAGTTATATGAAACGTTATTGAAAAAAACATCATTAACTGAAACTAAAGCAAATATTGTTGTTAGCACATTAACTGATTCATCTAAAACATTAAATAGAGGAGTCATTAAAAGACAAAAATATAACTTGATTAGTGAGATTCAAAAACATTATGATTTAAATGAATTTTTTAATCATAAACTTCCTAATTATAAAGTATTTGCTGCGTTCTATACGTTATTAGAAATTACAAATGCTCCTCAAGCGGTTAATCCTGAACAAACGATTAACAATAAAGTAACTATTTTAGAGCATTTAACAGCTGCTCAAATTAAAGAAGATAAAGTACGTGATGAGGTGATTGATGAATTCTCTAAATCAGATAAAGATGTACGTTTCATTGCATATAAAATGCTTTTAGAAAACTTTAATTCTAAATACGATACGTTACATAATAATCAAAAAGAAATTCTTAAAGAATATATCACATCAATCGATAATACTTCTCGTTTAAAAGAATTTTACACTGGTAAAATTAATGAAATTAAAGAAACATTAACTTTATTAAATTCTAAAACTAAAAATGAGGTTACTAAGATCAAAATTGACGAAATTATCTCTATCATTCATACCCCAGCTAAAAATACTAAGATAAATGATAATGATTTAGTTGATTTATTACAATATTACGATTTAATCAATGAATTAGAAACCGTAAATGGATAAGCTTAAAGAAATAATTAGAACAAAAATTAAAGAAATGAGCGCTACCGGACAAGGTGGTGCCTCTTTTTCTGCTGGTCAAGGTGAAGGTTATGCTACACCGGCAGCATTTGCTTCTAAAACTAACTCTAAAGGAACTAAAAACATTTATTACTATAAGTTAGGATTCAAACCAGTACCTGATAAAATTAAAGGATCTGATTTAGAAGTTACAAAACTTTGGGAAGCAGACGAGGAAATGTCTGATGTAAAAAAATTCCAAGAAGCAAGAATTAACGAGTTTGATCAAATACAAGATGAATTAAACGCATTAATTTCAAACGCTAAAAATCAAACCATAGAATACTACCAAGCAAACCCAGGTCAGTTTAGTATTTATAAACCGACATCAATGGCTTTAGAATATATTAAAAAAGCAAAAGAACTATTAAACAAGTAAAATGAAAAAGACTCTACAAGATCAATATTTGTTAATCAAAGAAGGTAAAGGACATAAAGGTGTTTTCTTAACAGAAGCAAAACGTCAATTTCCTAATATCGTACGCAATGCTGCATCATTTGATGAAGCTGTAGCATCATTACAAACTAAAAACATTATTGCTGAAAATATAGTTGGTTTGACTGCTGTTAATTCTCCTTTTTCTCCAAGTAACAAAGAATCATATGAATTAGCATATGAGGCATTTTTAGCTGAAGCTAAGAAAAAAGAAAACGAGGACGAGAAAGTAAAAGCTGAAGAGAAAAAACCTTCTAAAAAAGTAGAAGAAGATTATTCACATGCTTACGATCAAAAAGATAATAAAGACATTGATAACTTGATTTTTGATCAAGTAATGACTGGATATTATGCTGAATTAAAAGATCCTAAAAATGCAGATAAAACAATGCAAGAATTGAAGGATATCGTAATGAAAAATTTAGCAAAAGATTCAATTTTCTATACAAAAGATGGTCAATTCGGAGAAAAAGGTTTAGGATACACTACAGAGGCTCCTGGTTTAGGTACTCCAAAAGAGGCTAAAGGAAAATATAAAGCATCTGGATATGGTGATTTAAATGAATCAATCCAACCGATCAATGAAGAAGAATCTAAATTACGTAAAGTAATTCGTGAAATGATTGCTGAAGAATTAGCAAATGATTCAAAAATATCATTAAAAGAAGGAGTTGAAAAAGAATTAGCTGAAATCAATAAAGAAGCAGAACACGAAATTATCGCTTCTAAATTAGAAAAAGTACAATCCCTAATTGATAAAAAACAATCTCAACTTACTAAACTTGATGAGGATGAAGATATGAAAGATCTTACCGACAAGAAAAAAGTAAAAGAAATTGAAAAAGACATCAAAGCTCTAGAAAAAGCAAAAGCTAAATTAGACAAAATATTGAACAAAAAGGGTGGTAAAGCCAAAAAAGAAGTAATCGATGAAATAGACGATGAAAATGAGTATGAAAGAGAAGAAATGGCGGACAAATATGTTAAAGATGCTAACAATCGTCAAGACGCAGGACAAAAAATAAGTTCTATTCTATCAAATTATCCTAACTTATCTCTTAATAATAGAAATAAATTAAAAAATGAATTAGAAGATAGATCAGAAAATTACAATCTAGCGATTCGTGATATTACTCCTAAATTAAAGGATTTGGTTGGAAATGATCTAGATAAAGAAACTATTAAATCTATTATAGATACTCATAATGCTAATAATACCGAAAAAAGACCATGGATGAAACTTGAATCGGATGAATTAGAAATGTTGAAACAAGATTTAATTGGTAAATATTTAGGAACAGATAATGAATAAGCAACTACTAATAGAAACTAGACATTTCAGTCCTAAACCATTGTCATTATTGGAAGGAATGAAAAACAACGGAAATGTTTTCGTTGAGGGGATATTAGCTACAGTTGAAGTTAAAAATGGTAATGGTCGTTACTACCCTAGAGAATTATGGGAACGTGAAATTGACAATTTTGCACGTAAAATCCAAATGAGATCTACAGAAACATGTGGTGAATTGGATCATCCTGACTCGCAAGTAATCAACCTTAAAAATGCATCTCATGCGGTGCGTGAATTGTATTGGAAAGGTGATGAAATATGGGGTAAAGTAGAAATTTTCTCTGATATGGGTGATTTAGGTACCTCATCTGGCCGTATAGCTGGAGCGTTAGTTAAAAATGGCTTATTAATTGGAATTTCTTCTCGTGGAATGGGTTCATTAAAACAAGTTGGTGAAATAATGGAAGTGCAAGATGACTTCGAATTACTCACTTGGGATTTAGTCTCCAACCCATCTAACCCAGATTCATGGATGAAAAATGGTGCATTAAACGAATCACGTTCAACATTCCTAGATCCATATGCTAAAACAAACTCATTAGTTACAGAAATATTATGTTCTAAAGGTACATGCCCTATATTTTAAAATATGCAAACCGGTGAAAATTAGCCCTCAAATGAGGGCTTTTTTTGTCCTTTGCGACTTTGACTATATCCACACATACATATAACCCGAATATACCACTCCCTCAATCTATTATGTGGTATCAATTAAATGAATTCTATTACGTTTTTTAAATAAACGTACTTTCCCAACAAAATTAAATTTAGGAAAAATGGCAACAAACAGAGAAATGCTTAAAGAAGCAATCGCTGACGCTAAAGCTGTTAAAGAAACTGCAATAGCAAATGCAAAAGCTGCTCTAGAAGAAGCCTTCACACCTCAATTAACATCAATGTTCTCAATGAAACTTCAAGAAATGGAAATGGAAGAAGGTTTAGAAGAGATGTATGATAAATCAGAAGAAAAAATGGAAGAAGCTAAAGACATGGATGACATGGAAGAAGCTAAATACATGGAAGAAGCTGATGATACGATGGAAATTGATTTGGAAGAACTTTTAGCGGAGCTAAACGAAGAGGAAGATGACACATTAAACGAAGCCGAAGAAGGTGAAGAAGAGGAATCTGAAGAAGAGGAATCTGAAGAATCTGAAGAAGGTGAAGAAGAAGGTGAACCAATCGACCTAGAAGACATGACTGATGAGGATCTAAAATCAATGATTGAAGACGTTATCAAAGACATGATGGAATCAGGTGAACTTGAAGCTGGAGATGAAGACATGGAAGGTGAAGAAGAATCTGAAGAAATGGAAGATGTTAGCGGAGAAGAAGAAGAAGAAATCGACTTAGCAGAATTACTTAGAGAAATCGAAGAAATCGAAAAAGTTGAAGAAAATGAATCTATCGACGAAGCTAAAAAGAAAAAAGAGAAAGAAGACAAGAAAGAAGACGAAGACAAGAAAAAAATGAAAAAAGAACTTGACGAAGCTTATTCTGCAATCGAAACTCTTAAAGATGAATTGAATGAAATCAATTTATTAAACGCAAAATTACTTTACACAAACAAAATCTTCAAAGCTAAAAACTTGAATGAAAGTCAAAAAGTAAAAGTATTAACTTCTTTTGATAAAGCTAAAAACGTAGGTGAAGTTAAAATGGTATTTGAAACATTAAACGAGGGTATTAAAGTTTCTAAAAATACAATTAAAGAACACTTAGGTAGCGCATCAAAAGGTACTATTACACCAAGCGTTAAAAAACCAATCGTTGAGTCAAACGAGGCATTTTCAAGAATGCAAAAATTGGCTGGAATTATTTAATTTTTAAAACTAAAAAACAAAAAACAATGTCAAATAGTATTAATTCATTACTAGAAAGCGCTGCTGGAAGTTGGAAAAACTTACAAAGCGACGCAGCTCGTATGTCCTCAAAATGGGGTAAAACGGGATTATTAGAAGGATTAGGAAGTGAAGTTGAGAAAAACAACATGGCTATGATCCTTGAAAACCAAGCTAAACAATTGGTTACTGAGCAATCTTCAACTAACGCAGGTGGTGCTACATTTACAGTAGGACAAGGTGAGCAATGGGCTGGAGTAGCTTTACCATTAGTACGTAAAGTATTCGGTTCTTTATCAACTAAAGAATTCATGTCAGTTCAACCAATGAACTTGCCTTCAGGTCTAGTTTTCTTCTTGGATTTCCAATATGGAGATACAACAGGTAAAGCTGCTCCTTCTGGTCCTTTTGGTCCTGGTGGAAACACTTATGGTGCTACTTCATCTATGTACGGTAACACAAACCCAGGAGTTGCTGCTGATGCATCTCAAGGTTTATATGGTGCAGGTCGTTTTGCTTATACAATTAATCAATTCTCTGCTTCTGTAGCTACAACTCGTACAGCTGCTACTTGGGCTGATGTTGATTACAATGCTGAATTATCTGCATCAATTGCTGCTGGTAATTATTCATTAGTTACTGTTACTGTTGGTTCTGGTACTAACGCATTACGTCCTGACTTTAAGGGTGTTCGTGCATTCGTATTAGCTTCAGGATCAGCTTCTGCTCCTCAAGCGGTGCCAGTTGCTAACTTGTTACCTCAGTATACAACTACTAATGGTACATCAACAGTTTCATTTGTATTCTCAGGATCTGCAGCAGGTGCAGGTGGTGGTGTACCAGGTACTGGTTCAGCAACTACAAACAACTTCTTGTTCTACAATTCACAACCAGCTGATAACTACCGTGGTGACTTTGAAGATAACAGCGGTGCTGGTTATCCAAATGCTGATTCTACATCAACTGATCAATTAGCTATTCCACAGATTAACATTAACATGAAATCTGAAGCTATTGTTGCTAAAACTCGTAAGTTGAAAGCACAATGGACTCCTGAGTTCGCTCAAGATTTGAACGCTTACCAATCATTGGATGCTGAAGCTGAATTAACATCTATCATGTCTGAGTACATCGCATTAGAGATCGACTTAGAAAACTTAGATATGTTGATCCAAGATGCTAATGCATGGGATGAGTGGTGGTCAGCTACAAACAACCGTTCATTGAATGCTGGTAAAACAGGATATGATGATTTAGGTTTCTTCAATACACAAGGTCAATGGTTCCAAACTTTAGGAACTAAAATGCAAAAAGTTAGTAACAAAATTCACCAAAAAACATTACGTGGTGGTGCTAACTTCTTAGTATGTTCTCCTTCAGTAGCAACTATCATTGAATCAATCCCAGGATTTGCTTCATCTTCTGATGGTGATGTTACTAAAGCGTCTTAC